CGGAAGAAGCGCCAGCTGAAGCCGTAGAAGAAACCCTACCTACAGAAAGCGAGACAGTCGTGGAAGACACAACAGTCGAAGCAACACCAGTAGAGGCTGCGGCTGTAGAAGCTGTTCGCCCTACAATTACAGCACGCGCCTACACACAGGATCGTGTAGCACCAATTACATCAGCACAATATCTTGGAGCACAGATCAAGGCTGCAATGGGCGATGACGAAGCTCGTCGTGTAGTTCGCGCCGCCGATGATTCGACCTCAACCAACACAGGTCTGACTTTGCCAGCTCACCTCAACATGTTCGACACAACTACATTCTCAGGCCGTCCTGCATTCGATGCAGTAACACGCTCAGGTGCAGTCCCTCAACTATCATTCACCATTCCTAAGATGGGCACCGCTCCAACTACAGCCGTCACAGCTGAAGGTGCAGCACCATCTGAGACAGGCATGACTTCAACATACGACACAGTCACAGCCGCTAAGTACTCAACACTTAACCGCGTGAGTTTCGAGCTTCTCGATTTCTCTAATCCTGCATTCGAAACATTGCTTATGGACGAGATGCGCAAAGGATACGAGAAGGCAACAGATAACGCTCTCCTCGCATACTTCACTTCTGCAGGTACACAGGCAACTGGCGTAGCTGCAACAGCTGCAGGACTTCAAAGCTTCATCGCTACACAGGGTCCAGCTGCTTACAAAGCAACAGGCGGAGATTATGCTAACAAGCTAGTCGCCTCGACAGATCAATGGGCTGCAATCCTCGGATACGCAGACACCACAGGTCGCGCATTGTTCACAGCCGAGTCACCAATGAACGCACAGGGATCAGCATCAATCAACTCTGTCGTTGGCCGTGTACTTGGCGCGGATCTCGTAGTCGATCACAACATTGCAACTGCAGGAATCATTGACGAGTCAGCATTCCTCGTCGCTCCAAACTCAGTCTATGTTTGGGAATCCCCTGTTACGAATTTGAGACTTAATGTCCTAACTTCGGGCGAGATCGAGATCAACATGTACGGCTATTTAGCGATTCACGCTAAGGCTGCAGGAGCAGGCATCCGCCGCTTCAACCTCTCCTAATAAGAGAACCTAAGTCGCTGGCTGGGTAGTGCCCTTCTACCCAGCCAGTCTTTAGAAAGGATAAGAGCATGGCACTAACGTCTATCGCTGAATTACGTTCAGCCTTGGGAATTGGCACCTTATATTCGGACGCCATTTTGACTGAGGTCGTAGACGCGGCGGATAACGTACTCTTGCCTTTTCTATGGAGTAACACGACTTCAATTATTGGGCACAGTAATACAGCCAATACAGGCACTTCATACTTTGATGAATACATCCAAGATGTCTTTTATGTAGGTCAGTCATTAGTGATCAGCGGATGCGGATCTAAACATAATGGCAATAAAACTTTAACATCCGTTGGCGAGCGTTCAGTCACTTATGCGATTACTGGAAACAATAACGCCGTAACACCTTTTCATCCGATCAACCCTTACGGCGTAGCAGCCGCCGAGACTTATCTCGACCCTTCAACAGTCCCAGCGATTCAAGAAGCTGCACTCATGATTGCAATCGACATTTGGCAAAGCCGTCAAGCGCCATCAAGCGGTGGCGTGACGATCGACGGATATCAGCCTTCACCTTTCAGAATGGGCAACACACTCCTAGCACGCGTTCGTGGATTGCTTGCGCCTTATCTTGATCCGAGATCGATGGTGGGCTAATGGCCGCCATATCAACACTCCGAGCAGGAATAGCAACAGCCCTAGTGGATAACACTAAATGGTCTGTCTTTAGCTTTCCACCTCCGACACCCATCGCAAACAGCTGTGTGATCGCACCCAGCGACCCATATATTTCGCCGTCTAACGGATGGCACGCTTCTATCTCACCAATGGCTAACTTCACAATCTCAGTCATGGTGCCGTTGCTCGATAACGAAGGCAACCTAAACGGAATTGAGGACAATGTAGTCCGAGTGTTTAATCTACTCGCTGCATCCTCATACACCTACAACGTCACAGAGGTATCAGCTCCGGCTGTACTTAGTGCCGTGTCTGGTGATTTACTAACCTGCAATATCAATATATCCGTACTTACAAGTTGGAGTTAAAATGACTGACCACGACAAAGAGAACGAAGCATTCTTGATCAAGATTGGTCAGATTGCTCCATCAACACCAAAGCCAGTAACAACAAAGAAAGATGAGGACTAAGCATGGCAATTCTACTCAACAACAAGGCAGGTCTAAAGTTGGGTTCTTCAAGCCCTGCTAATATCGACCTCTCACAATGGGTTACGAACATCTCGATCACTCGCAGTTTCGACGAGTTAGAAGTCACCGCACTCGGGGACACAGGTCACAAGATGGTTAAGGGTTTGGAAGCATCAACAATTACTGTTGATTTTCTAAATGATCAAGGATCTTCTGGAGTATTGCAGACACTCCAAACACTTTGGGGAACCAATGCTTACTTTAAGATTATTGGATCAACAGACACAACTACTTATCCAGTAGGTGCTGGGAATCCAATTTACACTGGTCTAGTTTTGATTAACTCAACCACAGATGTAAATGGTGCTGTTGGAGACCTACAGACCCAAAGCCTTACATTTAACGTATCTGGTAGCATCGCAGTAGCCACAACAGGCACATTCTAATAAACTAAACAAAGGGGCACAGCATGGCAAAGTTAATAGTAACGATGACAGACAATATGGTGCATGATATAGAAATCACGCCTCGTCTTGAATACTCATACGAATTGCATCATAAAAAAGGATTTCATAAATCCATGCGAGATGATGAGATGCAAACATCAGTCTATTGGCTTGCATGGGAAGGCCTTAGACTTAGTGGAGTCACAGTCAAGCCATTTGGTCCTGACTTTCTTGATATTCTAAAGAGTGTCGAGGTTGCAGAGTCAGACCCTTTGGTCTAGGGCGCGATAGCATCCACTACCTCATTGCTCGCTTGAGCATTGAGACGGCTATCGCTCCACAAGATTTGATTGATTTAGATCCATCAATGCTTCAAATGTTATTGAAAGCGTTGAAAGACCGAGCTAAGGAGCAGAGCGATGCCTACAGAGCTAAAAGGCGCTAATGCGCTTCGCAAGGCTCTCAAGCAATTCTCGCCTGATCTAGACAAAGAAACACGCGATGAAATGGTTGGATTCCTAAAGCCTTTGGTTAAAAAGGCCAGAGGCTTTATGCCATCCAATGCGGCTATGCCATCTGGGTTTGTTAAGCATGAAGTCAAGACTGCTAAGTTTCCAATGTATGACGCAGCCGAGGCACGTCGCGGTGTGGGCTATAAACTTACACCTACTAAGCCTGATCGGCGCGGATGGGTGCAAGCAGTATCAATTCACAATAAAACTGCAGCCGGAGTTATATACGAATGGTCAGGCCGCAAATCTAATGACAAGTTTGTTTCTGTTCTTCCCGGCACTCTTACAGGCCAAGGACAGATGAAAGGCCGATCTATCTTTAAGGCTTACAAGGAAGATGAAGGCAAAGCTAAGGTCGGAGTAATTAAGGCGCTAGAAAAAGCAGCCGCTAAGTTTAACGCGAGAGGCAACATCTGATGGCTGAATTACGCATCCCGATTATTACTGAATTTAAAGGTAAGAAGGCTTTCAAGGAAGCCAACACAGCTACATCAACTTTACAAAAAGGCGTTAAGAAATTAGGCGCTCAGTTAGCTATTACTTTTGGAGCAACTCAGCTTCTCAAATTTGCCAAGAATGCAGCTAAGGCTTTTATTGAAGATGATAAGGCTGCAACGCAGTTAGCCACGTCGGTTAAGAATCTCGGCCTAGCTTTTGAGACTCCACGCATTGAGCAATTTATAAGTGGACTTGCTAGAGTCTCAGGGGTAGCAGATGATCAACTACGTCCAGCGATGCAGAAACTATTGCAGACCACAGGCTCGGTCGCTAAGGCTCAGGAACTACTCACTCAAGCCCTAGACATTTCTCGCGGTTCAGGCGTTGACTATGAAACAGTAGTCAATGACCTAAGCATGGCTTTTGTAGGACAGACGCGTGGGCTTAGAAAGTATTATTTAGGTTTGACTCAGGCCGAACTTAAAACGATGAGCTTTGAAGATGTCCAGAAAAAACTTACAAAGCAATTTACTGGAGCCAACGCAGTTTATCTTGAAACCTATGCTGGCAAGATTGGCATACTATCTAACGCCTCCAACGAAGCTACTGAATCAATAGGTAAAGGTCTAGTAGATGCTTTAGCTCTAGTCTCAGGCGGTGGAAACAGTATCCAACCTTTAGCGGATTCTATGCAAGAATTTGGGACTTGGCTCGGCGATGCAATCTATGGATTAGGCATCATGATTGCTCAGATAAAATCCTTACCCGGAGGTTCACTTCTTGGCGGTATAGAGGGTCAAGGTTTTCTAAAGACTTACTCACCTCTCATAAGAGCTTTAGATCAATTTTCTAAAATGGGTGCGGCGGCAACACCCCTTGAAGGAAGAGCCTCAGAGCATACAGGTCGCCTTGGTTATGTAGATCCTAACGCCGCGGCTCGCAAAAAAGCAGAACTTGATGCAGCTAAGCGTGCAAAGCTTTTAGCTGATATGAAAAAGAAAGAATTAGACACACAGAAGAAACAAAATGCATTGATTAAGGCATCAAAAATTTTAGACCTTGATCGTATTGGCATAACTGCAGCGCTTAAAGGAAAGATCAGCGAAACTGATCGTCTATCTCTAAATCTTCAATTAGCTTTACTTGATAAGAATGATACGGCGGCGAGTAAGTTATCTGCACAATTAGAAGAAGCCGTTAAAAAACACAAAGAACTTACTGACCTACTTGCGAAAACACCGGAAGCGCCTAACCCTTATCGTAATTGGAAGCCACCCGGATTCGTCGGCCCAGTAATGCCGGAAGGTGTTACACCGCCTGTAAAGAATCCTTTCGGAATTCCTTATGGAGGGGAAGTCCCTAACTTCAACGTGCCTGAATACATGAAACAGGGATCGGTAGGTATTACCGGAAGATCAGCCAACGACTATTTAGGCCTTGGGGCTATAGGCGCTGGAGCAACTGCTGACACCATTGTGAACGTAGTGGTCAAAGTTGGAGAAGAAGAAATAACTAACGTAATTACAGAGAGCCAAGTCAATCAATCCTTATCTGGAACCTTTAGCGATGTCAGTAGATACAACGGACGCGGAGCTCCGTCAATCAAATGACATTACCTGCAACCATCTCGGTATCGTTCGACTTTAGCCAAGGTGCTACATTCGGCTACCCGTTCACTATTGGCGACCCGATCAACGGCGTCATTGGCGTGTCTCAGTTCGCAGCTACAGAAGTACCTGATCCGGTAGTCGATCTGAGTAGCCAAACGAGATCAATTAAGATCAGCCGTGGTCGCAATATCATGCGCGACACCTATGAGACGGGCACATGTACTGTCCGAGTAATCGATGAGACTGGCGCATTTAACCCTCAGAACACATCTTCACCTTATTTTGGCTACCTGACTCCACTACGCAAAGTCCGAGTCGCGGCTACTACTGCAACCACTCAGCACTTCTTATTCTCAGGTTATGTCGATTCCTACAAATACTCTTTTCCAACTGGTCAAGAATTAGGTTATGTCGACATCATCTGCTCGGATGCCTTTAGACTCTTTCAGATGGCTAACATTGCAAGTGTGACGGGCGCGACGG